CATTAGTACCGCATCAAAGCAGTATCAGGCTGTAAGGCCTAAGCGAATGCAAGAAACTTTTGATAGGGATGCATTTATCGCGAGCCGGTCCAAAGACCAACCTGAGGCCGAACCGAGACAAAACACACGTATTCTCTCAGTCGACCTTAAGAACGCTACTTACAACATGTCTCACGACATCTTGGACGAAAACTTTAAACTTTTCGATTTAGCGATGCGCAAGTTTCCTGTTTGGATGTGTTTCCACAAACTATTCAAAGTTAACTCACGGGAGGTAGATCTAACTGTTCTTAAGGAACAGGGGTATGTTGACCCAGATCTAGAGCCCAGAATGAAGACCAAAACTGGTTGCTTCATGGGGGACTCGCTCTCATTCATTCACCTAACGTCAATGATGTTGAGCATAGTAGAACAAGCCACCTCGAGAGAGGCAGGATTTACATCACAGGCTAATGTCTACAAGCAAGTCTACCAAGTCAGGCCGATTGGACAATCGGTTGGTGATGACGTGATAGTGTTGGATGTGCCTCTCTCCTTTTGCGAGGAGTTTGAGGGCATAACGAGGCGTCTTGGCTTAGTTATCAGCAAGATACAATCTAAGTCAGACGATAGTGGCACCTTCACAGAGCAGTACCTTTACAGGCTGTCTCGTGAGCAGGTCATGGAGCACAGGGGCGAATACTCGCCTGATACCCTCTTCGGGGACATTCTATTCCTAGATGTCTTCAAAGGATCCATCTTCTCTGGAAAGAGTAAAGTCAAACAAGATGGTTCTACCCCTTTGTTGGGGCATGGGAAGCTTCTTCAGAAGCAGATCAAGTGGATGCCTCCCGGTGTAAGCTGGAAGCAACAAAGAGCGAAAACGTTATTGTGGTCGCGGCACTACCGTGAGGTAGCTGGGATATCAAGATCCCTTCCTTCCCTGCCAGGTTATCTGGGGGGGTTAGATATAGCTGTCGGAAGGCAGCTTAAGATCGACGATCCAGTAATGGAGAGGAACTTTTTGCCATTCTATTATGGAATATTGGCAGAGCCGGAACAGAAAGACTTCCTGTTGTGCCTAGAACTACTTCTAGGTATATGGCGAACGAGTGGGAAAGGCTTCCCATACGAGCCCTCCGACGAGTCACTTGTAAAGGTGTTTGAAAGAGTTAAAATTCTTCCATCGTCAGAAGTCATGCCGTTGTTGCCCGCATATGCAAGTATGTGGACTTTCAACGCAAAAAGAGAATTGCTCGATAGGCAATTCGGTTATATCCCCCTAAGCCAGATTGGTAACGAAATGGTTAGGAGGGATGCTTTCCTTCAGTGGTGGAAGGGTAAACTACCACCAAAGTCGGAGTCCATGATGCTTGACCCGAAGCGTTTCGTGGCCAAGCACCGAGCGGCGTGGGATAAGATACGTTTGATCGTATCGCCAGCACCAAAACCCTTTGATGTACATAGCCTTGAGGGACTAGCACAAAGGATGGAGTCAAGGTGTCATAATCAGTTTTTCAACCGAGATGACCCAGCATTCATGGAGGCATTTTTAAACATGCCTTCACTGTATGTCTGTTTTAAGCAATAAACAGAAAGGATAGACCAGTACGTAAGTACTCGTCTACTGAACTCGTAAAGAGTAACCTCGTGATGAGGTATTCGAGCCAGTTGCGAGGAATCGCCCAACTAACCACAAAACACCCGTAGGCATTGAGGAAAACTTTGTTGAAAGGTTCCAAAAGTTAGTTGTTTGGTATCACCGACCGCTCACGCGGTTTGGCTAAAGCTCAT